GCCGATACCTGATTCTTATATACGTAAAGCCGTTTTTAACGTGTTTAACGGAACTATTGTAGACGGTAAGACTATTAACGTTTACGACACTAGATATACCAAGAAAGGTGCTAATAATGAAGCCTACGTATTAATGACGGTCCAATCAAATGACGTTCTTTACAATAAGTGTAGTAATTTTTGGAGTAGTGATTTACTGTTAGAGGTTTGCAATTTAACTTTAGGGGTTTCTAATCCAGGTAGTAGGTTATTAGTGGACCAAGTATTAGAGGCTTTAAGGTTAGCACTACAACCCGATTTAGATTTAGATTTTGTTACAAGTGGTTTAACAATTGATAGTCAATTAATGAGTTTTCCAAATGATTTAGTAACGAACCTAAATAATGGTACTTTATACCGAAAGTTTTTAAGGCTTGAAATGAGAATAAAATAAATACAAAAAAAAGTAGTAAATTTGAATATTAACAATTAAATAAAAATACAATGGCAGGCGAAAGTTTTATTAAAGGTGATGGACTAATACTATCAATACATGATGGTGCGGGATATTTACCTGTAGCGTGTTTGACTTCTAATAGTTTAAGCACAACGAGGGCGGTTATAGAAACCCAAACAAAATGCGATCCAGGACAAACAATAAAAAGAGCGGGGAATTTCGATTACTCAATTAGTGCCGATGGTTTGTATATTGATACTGGAGTAGATGATACTAAATTTTCACATGATAGGCTTTTGGCTTTGCAAATGGCTGGAGCAAATGTAACGTGGAGTATTTCAACGGGTTTGGTCACAAATACAACGTATTACGGAACGGCAGCAATTTCAGACTTAAATTTAGACGCACCAACAGGACAGGAAAATAGTACTTTTACTGTTACACTTTCAGGAAGTGGTGCTATTGTTTTAGTCGATCCAATACCATAGAATTAAAAACAGAAATATTATGATAGCAAAAAAGAAAGCCGAAATTGAATTTGGTGGTGAAACAAGAACCTTTTATTTTGGCATAGGGTTTTTAGGAATGTTTGTAGAAAACACAGATAATACCTTAGCAACTTTAGAAGATAATCTATTAAAAAACCCTTTTAAAGTATTACCTGAATTAATGTATTATTCATTATTGTACGGATATTTAAAACAAGATTTAAAACCAGAGTTCACGAAATACGATGTAATGGAGTGGATAGATGAAGGAGGTGTAGGAGTAAGTGCAAAGCCTGTCATTGAGTTTCGCACCGCTTTAATTGCTTCTTTTAATGCAGATTTACCAAAGGAGGTAAAAAAAAAGGACAAGGTAAGACCGATAAAAACTTAAATTTCAATGCTGAATTTGTTTCGTTTGCTTTAGGGGAATTGGGTATAAAAACTTTAGATGAAGTCTACGAAATGACTTTAGCGGAATTTAGTATTAGGTCCTATGCTTATAGAAGGCAGCAACAATGGGACTGGGCAAAGTTTAGAAGTGTTTCATATTGGGCTGTTAGAGCGTTTAATATAGCCCCCAAGTCGATACCTAAGAAGCCTAAAGATATGATGCTTTTGCCATTTGTTGATAGTGTAGATGATAATGGAGGTTTAACAGATAATCAAATTAACGCTTTTAAAGCCGCTCAGGAAAGGTATCTAAAACAAAAAAAACAAAATGGCGTTAAATAGTGAATTTTTTGTAAAGTTAGGCCTTCAAAAAGAGGGTTTTGATAAAGGCTTAAAAGAGGCTGGTGGTGAAGTTGATGATTTAGGTAAAAAACTTGGAGGTTTAGAAAAAGAAACAAGTGTAGCAACTAAAGGTTTGGAAGGTGCGGGCAAAGCAGCCGAAGCAGCCGCCACAGGTACAAAAAGTTTTGGAACTTCTTTAAAAGGCATTAAAGCCGCGTTAATATCCACAGGAATAGGAATTTTAGTAGTTATTTTAGGTGAAATTATAGCGCACTGGGAAGATATTATAGATTATTTAGATGTTGCAGGGCGTAAAATAAAAGAAAACAACGAACTTTTAAAATCACAAAGGGAACTTTTAGCTTTAGATTTAAAACAAAATAAATTAATTGAGGACTCCTTAATTCTACAAGGGAAAGCCACAGAAGAAATAGTAAAACAAAGGGATAAATTACTACAAGCCGATCAATTAGCTTTATTGGGTCAAATAGACGCAGCCAGAATAGCGGTTGAAAAATTAGTAAAAGAAGCTGATAAAGTTACGTTTCGTGAAGGTGGGTTAGCCGCTTTAATTGAAGGGCGTACGGGAGGCGTTACAAGTCCTGAAGAATTATTAGAAATTCAGGCAGCCGACAAAGTTTTACAAGACTTAGAGAATCAATTATACGCAATAGGTAATGCAAGGCAAAAAATAGCCAACGGACCCGATATAGCAAAGGCGATAGGTATTGATAAACTACCAAAAGGGGGTGAAATTGATAACCTTTTACAAGATTCATTAGATAAGCAAGTTGCAGCGGGAAAACGAGCCTATAAAGGTTTAAGTGATTATATTTTAGATTTAGAAGAAACAACAGGACAGGGTCAAATCCAAATAAGAGCTGATGTAGATGAAAAATTATTAAACCAAAAAGAAGATTTTTTAACCGCTTTAGAACTATTTAATGAAGAAGTTGGAAACTTACTTGCCGATGGTGCCGCGGATGCGATTAGCGGGTTTGCTTCGGGAATTGGAACGGCCTTAGCTGAGGGAACAAATGTAATTGACGCCATAGGGGGTAATTTGTTATCGGCTTTAGGTAGTTTTTTACAAGATTTTGGTAAAGCAGCTATAGCGGCTGGTGTTGCAAAAATAGCCTTAGATAATTTACTTTCTTCGGGGTATGGTGCCGTGGCCGCTGGGGTGGCGGCCGTTGCTATAGGTGCCGCAATATCTAGTGCCAACAAATCGGCAAATGATTTTAGCGGGCAAAGTAGCGGGTCATCTTCCAGTTCGGGCGGGGGTGTTTCTACAACTTCCTTTAGCGGTTCAGGTTCAGGAGGTGATTTTAATGGACGTGTAGTATTTGAAATTGCGGGAGATAAACTTATAGGTGTTTTAAATAATACTTCATTAGGAGGGCTTAGAGTAGGAGATAATGAACTTATAACAACCGGTTAATATGGCACAACGACTAAGAGTTAAATTTACCGATCCTGAAGGGGTATTTTATGAAATTAAAATAAGCGACCCGAATTATACAAGTACATTTGTTAGAGAAGTCCAAGGCACGGCAGTTTTAGACTATCCAAAAGTAGACACTATGGATATTTTGCGGGGGTCTGTTTTAAAAATGCAGTTAGAGGCTTCGGTAGATATTCAATATTATAGTTTTCTTTATAATACCGTAGGAGATGCACAGTTAGGTGTAGAATTATTTAGAGATAATGAAATATTTTGGAGGGGATTTATTAAGCCCGATGGAATAGTAGAGAGTTTTGTAAACGATTATTGGATTATAAATGTACAAGCCATTGACGGTTTAGGATATTTAGATAATACACAATTTTTAGATTCAGACGGTTTTATATATTCGGGACCAGTTTCAGAGATAGATTTATTAACTAGATGTTTGCAATTAACAGGGCAAACAATGAATTTTAGATTATATGATTTTAACATATATTTTACAACCAATGACAAAGTAAACCCGTCAATAGCTAACACCCCTATAACTGATACTTATGTTAATACCGATAGGTACCGCCAAACAGACCGAGAAAAAAGCGCATTTACAGCAAAAGAAGTATTAGAAAGTATCTTAAAAAAATATGGGGCTTATGTGGTCCAAGAAAATGGATATTGGAATGTAATTAGATTAATTGATTATTTTTCTGAAGAAACTTCTTTAAGGTATTTTGAATATGATTATTTAGGTGTTTATACTGGAAATACAGAAATACCTAATAGAGTACAAGTATTAGGTAGTCAAATAAATGGATTCTATCCACACCACGCAAACGCAAACCAGCAAAAATATTATAATGTAGCTTTAGGGTCGTATAAAGTCTATTATGAATATGCATTTGTTGAAAGCATAATGTTAAATAGCAATATCCTTTTTAATGATAATGTTGGTGATATTGATTTTTGGAATATAATTAATGGCCGTGAAAGTCTTTTTAGGTTCAACTTAGTGGGTTCAAAATATGTTGCTGACTTTTTAACACAGGTAGATGAAGATTGGCCAGCACTACAAAGCGATCAATTTCAAAGAGTTTCCAAAGCCGATGTGTTAACTATTGAGGCTGAAACTACTTATGAGGTTAGAAATATAGATACAACGGAACACAGGGCTTTTGTAAAATTACACGCTGACGACGGATTAATATATTATTTAGATGATTTAACCCCAGCCAATTGGCATATAGAAGAACGTGCTATAAGATTTTTTAATATAAATATTGGGTTATCATTCAACAACAGGGGAACGCAATCATACACAGTAAATACACAAGGTTGTCCGGCAGATGGATATTTAGAAGTTATTTTTTTAATGCCTAGTTTTAATGGGGACGACATAGGTTTCAGCGGTTTTTGTAGAATAGATAAATTTTCAATAACAGGGGGGCCAACAGGGATAAAAGGAGAAAGTTTTACAGCTACCAGAGGCGTGGAAGTAATAAGCGGAAGGCGTAAAATAACCGCAGTTGTAGAACTTACTGAAAATGTTTATGTAGGAGATAACGGGTCAGATATTTATATAGGGGGAATAGAAGATAATACAGAAGCCAATACTGTTTTTTGGTCTAAGAAGGTGGTAAACGGTCAAATAAATGTAGCCCAGCAATTACCGTTATTAGAATGGATGGTAAGAGATAGACTACAAATTTCGAGCGGTAACGCTTTAACGTTTTCGGGTGGTATTTATGGGTATTTACCATATTTAGGAATTACCAAAATTGACAATGTGGGAACCGAAACCGAGCCACCCACACCCCATAAGTTTATGACTACAAAATACACGTATAATTTAGCCTTAAACATAACATCCGTAGAATTTCAAAGGGTTTTTGACCAAATTATAGATAATGATATGAAAACCACTGGAAGGGTTTTAGAAGGCGTTACAGTTGTAAGACCTTCAGTTGTGGGTTAGTCTATACAATATTGACTATTAACCGCTAATAAACCACTTTCAAATTTATCTAAACAAACTAAATAAGTTTGATAGCCGTATTTTTCTAATATAAGATAGTCAAATTCACAACCTTCGATATTATAACCTAGTTCTATAATTTTACCACAATTACCCGTAACTTCAGTATAACACCCTTCACAAGAAGGTTCGATATATTTTTCACAACTCACAAAGGCAATAGACACTAGTAAGGCAATAAATAAATTTTTCATAATTTTTCTGTTTTTAATTGTTAATACTATTATAGATGCAATAACTACGCCATAATATAAGTAATTGCTTATTAATGTGCAAATGTAATTACAATTATTATTATTAATGTAATTTTTCGTAAATTTGAACTATGGCTAATACTTTCTTTAAGGGGGAAACTCAAATCTTATATATCTTCGTTGGAGGCATTAAAGTACCTATTTCGTGTTTAACTGAAAACTCTTTAAGTGAGAGTGTAGATATGTTAGAGACTACAACCGCAGATAACAAGGGTTGGAAAACAGGA